CTCACGCAAGAAGATAGTTAATTAAATCTAAATCATAGATGTAATCGCTGAATTGGCTGGCTAATTTACGCTGGATCAATTTACCCATACAACGGGGTACCCCCACCCCGCTTCAAGATTGTCGAGCCACTAGCTGCCCCCTCAAATTTTCCGTAAATTTTTTGAGAATCAATAAAGTGTTTGCAACCATTCTTTAGCACCAAAACCTGATATAGCAATAGCTTTAAGGACAACAGCTTTAGGGTAATCAGGAATTTTTTGTAATTGAGTACAAGAAGATTTGCAGGTAAGTTCACGAAGGAACTGTTGAGCAGCAATTTGATTACGAGCTTTAAGTATGGTTGTAAGGGTAAGAATATCAAGTAGCATGAGATTTAAGCATATAATACATAATAGGTGAGGCATAAGGTATATTATAGGAAAGCTAGGGGACTGAGGTAGGCAGGGATGACATTAATTACGAATAGGGGATGGTCAGAGGGCGATGATGTAAGGGTATTAGTTGCTGCGGGTTTAAGTGTAAGTGTATATACAACAAAACAGATTCAATCTGACATGAATTACATGTTAGATAATTTACCTAGTGCAGTAGGGCCTATAATTGAGTTATTGGATGCATATGATGTAGCAGAGAGTCGGATGTCAAATTTGAATGAGACATCAGACGGCAAGATTTTAACAAAAGCGGATGTATTAGAGTGGGCTGCGACAAGTCCGGGATCATCTTATAGTCCTGAGCGCGAATTAAATCGAATTCGAGGTTTGTTATATCAATATTTCGGTTCAAGTATTTTATTTAGTAATAATTCACATGGTACTATGAATGGAGTAACATCTTTAGTAAGATCATGAATGAAGAGGATACCGGTATTAAATTTGGAGAAATTCTTCATTCTGAGGTTGTTCCAATTGAGTGTAAACGTTGCGGCTTTCAGACAATTGTAAATAAGGTTTATTTACCCTATTTGGATGGCGGTTTAGAGTCTTGCAGGCAATGTAGGGGCAAAGGATAATGGCATCACCTTTAGCTCCATATGTAAACAGTTATTTACTATTAGAGGACACTGGAGTTCCTGAGGTTGTAAATGGTCGAATTGCAGTGGATGGGGGTCAAAAATATGTAGTAGAATGTTTTTTAACTAGAATGGAGGAAAAAGTAACAAGTACGGGAGCAGATTATTTACCTAGTGACATCACAGCAAAGAAGATCATGCCTGGTGTTGGTGGTGATGTATATATATATCGAGGATACGGTTTGAGGTATGCGATTGCACCAACGGGTTATATAATTGCAAATGGTGGTACAGGATTAAGTGGATGGATTGAATTAAGATCAGTTACGAAACCAAATTGGATAGCACCTGGTTCAAAGGGATATCATTTACAGGGGTCTGAACCAGTAAAATATACAAGGATCGAGCGTCCGAGTGGAGTATATGGTGGCGTAGGGATTGATGCGATTGTAAGTGAGAACATCGGAGGAATTCCGATTACAATACGAAGTGGGGATACAATTGACTAATGGCAAAATTAAGTCTAGGAAAGATTGATATAGTACCAAATAAACTACCAAAGATACGGTCATCTACAAAGATAAAGTCACCGATTAGATTAGAGAAACCGATTATAAATGAAGCAAGAATTCTCAGTGGTTTTCAGGATGCAATAGCACGAGCAAATGCAAGAATTGCGATTGACTTAAAGGTTGCATTAGATGAAGCATTATTAGCAAATGTATGGTCAACACCTAGTGGAACAGCGGATATTTATGAAACAGGGGAACTATTATCTAGTGGTACTGTAACTGTAGGTCCTAATGGTGTAATTGTAAGTTATGACGCTCCATATGCGGCATTAGTAAATTTTGGAGGTTACATTTATCCGTATGGTAATATTAATGCAAGAGTATATTTACCACCACGTCCGTGGCTAGATTCGGTTATCAGGGGAGGAGGTCCAGTACCTGAATTTGACTTTAAGAAATACTATTTAGAGGAAATAATAGCAGAATTCAGATAAAATTGGAAGGATATTAGGGCTTAAGTATAGGATAGACATGGCCAAGCTGCCATTTGTAGTAGAACCTCGTCGCAAACCGATTATTGAATTAATCGGTACAGAGGAATCAGGTCAATTTGAGATTGAGCGAAGGGGTTATTTAACTTCTGGTGAGAAATCATTTGTACAACAGATTCAACAATCTGAGAGCGGTGCATCAGAGATCATTTCGCTAAGTCGGAAGGTGGCACGAAAGTTGAATCTAGGAATTGAGGAAGCATATCAAGAAATCATTGGAATTATGCAAAATGCATCAAGTGTAAATGCAGAGGTTGCAGATAAGATCGAGCAAGAATTTGGTGAAGAGATCACAGCAGTTGTTAGAAACTTGACATTAGGTCAGATCAGAGAAGATCTGGTAATGGCTGCATGTTTGTTGCGTTATCGAATTGACGATAATTTTGAGATTGGGGAAATCAGTAAGATTCATCCTGATATTATCAGTGGATTGGCTCAACTATATCGAGAAGAAGAAGCACGTTCATTGACAGCATTTAAGGAAGCAAATAAAAATGAGGAAACAGAAGATGAGGAAAATGTTGAGGAGGCAGAAAAAAAGCCGAGGATGAGGGTATCCCGTTCGAGGAGTACTACTGGAGACTAAAACGAGGATTTCCTGGTGATGAAGAATTCACGTTAAATAACTACTGGCTTTTACCTTTTGAGTATGTATTAATTGCTATTATACAACTAAACAAGTTAAATCGAGAAGAACTACATAACATTGAGCGTCCGATATCGTATCTAGCGTATCAGACAGCGGAGATGAATCGCGACAGGAAGAAGAATCGAAAACCATTCAAGCCAGAGGATTTCCAGTATTACAACGACCAATCAAAACAGAACCTTCCGGAGCCCAGGTATGGTGCTGCTGCATTAGCATTAATCAAGGCAGGAATGTTTCCAAATTGGGCATTATTCACGTATAAGGATTTAACTGCAAGAGCAAAAAATGTAACACCACCTACACTTTTATGTTTTCAATGTGAAGATGCAATTTTGCTAGCTCCAAGTGCAGAAGAAAATATAGTAAAGGGTATGTTAATTGCAGGGATCACAGCATCAGGGAATATCCGAATAATGAATTCACCATGTGGATCTAGTATAACGGTAAGGATACCTAAGATCAGCGGTCAATTTGAAGCTAATGAGGAAGCTGAACTAAGGATATTGTCTTAATTTAAGCAACTGAAGATCAAGTTCAGATTGAGTAGGAAGGCGAGAGTTATCAAGCCAGAATAGAATTCGAGCTTCTCTAGTAGGATCATAAAAATCCTGTTGTCGAAACCAAGGGATCCAATCATGAGAACCTTTGCTTTGGTTATGTTCTAGACAAGCGGGAAGACAATTACGACTAATATCTTCTCCACCTTTACTGCGTGGTTTAAGATGATCAATAGTAAGTGATTGGTCACTAATAGGCGGTTGACCACAGAAGCAACAGCAATTTTGCCAAGCATTTTTAATAGCTTTACGCCAAAGCCGTTTAGCCTCAGAACTTGTAAGGCATTCCATGACTGCTAGGTATTGGTGATAAGTATGAAGCACTTCCTGATGAGCAAAGGAAGTAAGGTCTTCAGACATATATCATCAATGATTGTGCGGAAGTTGAAAGTGAAAGGAATAGGAGTTCCAACATAATCCGCAGAGCAGTTGCAATATAGTTTGCTATATTGAGTAACGGAATAATAAGGGTTGACCGTACATATAAATGGGCAATGTCACAGGTGAAGGCATCAAGTCCAGAGCTAATTTACGAAACGTTAGCAGGAGATGCTACGTTTATGAATTTAGTAGGTACGAGAACATTTGCAAAAGACGATACAGTATTGGATGCAATATCAATTGTTACACCTGGTGCTGACTTACCATTAGTAAAAGCAGCAACAGGAATGGAAGTTGTAATACATGATTTAGGTAGTTTAACACGTCGGGAATACATCACAACTGAAATAGATATCAATACCACCTGGAAGGTTTTTCTGCTTGCCTGGCCAGGGGCGAATGGATCAATTTTGCATACTGCAGCAGCAAGAATAATGGAGATTTTTACAAAAGCAACAGCAATTGAGACTGTACCTTTACCTGATGGTTTGGGAGCAATTGCGCAAATACTTGTGATGATTCCATCAGAATCAATCATTCTTGAAAGTTAAGATATAAATAAAGGTATAAAGTTGGAAGTCTAGTGTAAGCAGGTAGGCACCTGCTCTACTATTTTGTGTCGATAAACGGCATTCCTACCTGATTATTTATTAAAATGGCAAACTTTTCTACCAGTTTTGGTTTTGACTGCTACCTCGTTCCTCTGAGTTCAGCGGAAGTAGATACCAGTTTTACTGGCGTTACCACTGCCGCTAATTTCATTGATACCACGACGGTTCAAGCCGCTGACGGTTCTATCACCTACGCAAGTGGCATCTTTAGTGTTGGCGCCACTGCACTGGCTATGGATGGAACTGATGAACCATTCCGTCTTTATGGTCTAACCAACGCAGCCCTGGAAACCGACACGGATTCCGAGGATGTGGTGACCTATGACGACGAAACCAAGGGTTTCAATATCAGTCTGCCAACCTCAAAGAGTTGGGAAGTATCTCTTGCAGGCGTTACTGATTTCAAGGATGCCGGTTATCATGTGTTGCGCTTGACCGAAGCAAACACGATTGCTGATGCATTGCGGGTGAAGTTCCTGCGTGTCGGTCCCACGGGTACTGACGAGAAGGTTTATGGCTATGGCACTCTGAGTGGCTATACCGAATCGATCGAAGCTGGTTCGATTGTTTCTTGGGAAGCCACCTTGACAGGTTATGGTCCCTACCGTCTGGATCTCGATATCAACTGAATCGAGTAGCGACAATAATAAAGGAGCGGCTACGGCCGCTCTTTTTTTTGTGTATATGTGTAGCATAAAAAATAATAACAGACTGGAAAACTAGAACACCGAGTGCAAACAAGTAAGAGTGGCAGGAAAAGGAGACATTGATATTGGCATTAATGTTAGAGACGCAGGAGTTGCTGCTGCGGTTGATGCGATATTCAATGGAGCCGAGGGTGCAGTTAATGATTTCAATAAACTTCTAGGTATAGAAGTACAAAAGAAGCTAGTTGTCGAGACATTTTTTGATCCATCAACAGCACAGAAAGGGATAAGAGTTGTTGAAAGAGATGTAAATAATCTTGGCTCTCAAATTGAGAAGCTTGCCGAGAAATCGAAGAAATTAGAATTTGGCAGTGCCACTAGCTTAAAGGGACAACTACGTGAAGCAACGCAAGCAAGGGATCAGATAAGAAGGTACGAAGAGAGTGTTGGAGTACTGGGGCAGAAAGTCCTAACAGTTAATCAAGCCTGGGCAGCACAAAATGCAAGGGTTCAGGAATTATCTCGGCAACTAAGTATAGCAAGTGCCAATGGTTTTTGGGCAAAAGCGAAAGCAGGACTTAATCTACAAGGGCTTTCCAACTTTTCGAATGGCCTGGTTGCAGTTACGCAAGGTCTACAATCTGCCTCAATTTTAATTGGGCAGGTAATTGGATCATTCAACCAACTATTTACGGCGCTAGCAAAGATCCAGCAATTCGAATTATCATTCAAAGCAATTGGCGCTTCAGCAGGTGAGACCTCACTAGCTTTTCAGGAATCAGAAAGGATTGCGCTAGGATTAGGGGTTGGCATCCAGACAGTTCGTGATGCATTTCAACAGTTATCACCAGTTATTTTGGCATCAGGTGGTTCAATTGGTGATGTATCAGCAATTACGGAGTCATTAAGTTCTCGTTTTGCTGCATTTGGGTTAAGTGCGGACAAAGCAAGGCGTGTAACGAATGGTGTCATTCAGGCATTTGGTAAAGGCAAGCTACAAGCAGAGGAACTGACTCAACAGATTTCAGAAGCAGATCCAGCATTCAGAATAGACTTAGCGAGTGCAATAGGCGTAAGTGTTGCTGAACTGGGAGAATTAGTAAAGGCTGGTGAAATTACCAGTGATCGTCTAATCGAGATTTTACCTTTACTTTCAAAGAGCTCATTGCTATTTGGGAAGTTAGGAGATAGCGGAGCGTCTGCTGCAAATGCATTAGCAAAGGGTACGATAACAATAACACAGGCCAGGACTCAGTTAGATAACTTAAATCAGCTAAGTTTTGAACAACTTGCTCGTGCATTTGAACCTTTTCTGACAGCACTTATCAGAGTACAGGCTGCTTTTGTAGATTTTGGAACTGCGATTTCAAATGCAACTGCTCTAAAAGTTTTTGGCGAATTTTTGGGTCAGCTCACGAGTCAAGCAGGCGGAGTAATTGATGTAATCGGCAAGATTGCGCTAACATTCTTGTCAATCATAGAAGCAGTCGGTAATGTAATCAATGCAATAGATAATTTTACTGAATCAATAGGTGGAATACGGGTAGTTGTAACAGGACTTGCTGCGTTAATAACAACCAAGCTAGTAGTTTCTCTACTCCGACTTGGTGTAACTTTAGGTACAACAATTGTAACTTCGATCGCAAAGTTTGCAGCGGGCATTGCGGCAGGAGGTGTTGGAATCAGTGGCCTGGCTGCGTCTATAGGTAAAGGCATTGCTACAATTTTCGGCTTAGATTCTGCAAGTTTGAAATTAATTGCAACAAACTTCAAGACGATTGCATCAACTGGAGGAGTTACTGCGTCGCTGAAGGGTCTTGCCGCCGGAGCCACGACTGCAGCAGCTTCAATTTTAGGAGCCGGCAGTGCCAATGCAGCACCATGGTTGGCGGACATAGCAAAACAAGCGACCAATGGGGCACAGGAAATAGGTAAACTGGCTCCTGCAACGCAATTAGTGATACCAGGTTTAACTGCTACCGGTGAAGCTGCCAAGACAGGTGAAGCAGGACTTAAGGCACTAGGTTCAGCCACACAACTACCGATACCTGGTCTAAATGCAACGAATGAAGCTGTTAAAGCATATACAAAGGGTACATTGGAAGCGTTCTTACAATCGCAGCAAGGTGCTGCGGGTATTACTCAGGTAGCTAACGCTGCAAAGGACGGGGTACCTGCTTTTATTCCATACACGGCAGCAATACAAGGTGCCGGTGGTGCCGCAGCAGGTCTCGGACCTGCCGCTGTTGCGGGTGCTGCGGGGGTTGGTGCGGCAGGAACTGCTGCAGGCGCTGCAACAGCTCCAACGCTGACGTTTGCGGGGGCTGTGTCGGCAGCGAATGCTTCGCTAACTGCAGGAATTAAGGCAGTACTTGCCTTTGGGGCCGCGTTGCTTACGAATCCAATAACTGCGACAATTATCGGAATAAGTGCATTAGCAGCAGGTGTCTTTTTCCTTAATAAAGCATTCAGCGGATCGGAGGCGAGCATCAAGTCTTTCGATGAAGGCATTAAAGGGATCAAGGAAAGATCAGAAAAAGCAATAGCAGCAATCGATGCTGCAGGGGATTCTGCAGTAGACTTCGAGGAAAGGATAAAAAATCTGGAGGTAACTCCTGAAGGCCTTAGTGAGACAGCAGAAATATTCAATACCTTCCCTGCCCTAGTAAAAAGCGCAACAGGCGAGTTCAAACAGATAGAAAAGGAAGCGACGGGCTTTTTTGAAAAAGCAGAAAAGGCTGTAGCTAAATACAATAAAGAACAGGATAAAACCGGTAAGGGTGCGCTTAAGGTTGCGCAAATCATAAGCGATTCAGAGAATGCAGTCCAACTAGCTCTGGAGACAACAAAGCGAAAGAGAGCTGAGCTTGAAGAGGCAGCGACCAAGACTGGAGGACCCATCAGTGAAGAAAATAAGAAGCTATTAATAGGTTATAATGAAAATATAAAAGCTCTTGAGCGCAAGAAACTAGCAATAGAAGATCTAAAGGCAACTGCAGTCGCTTCGGGAATTGAGATACCAGTAACAACAGTAGACCAAACCAAGGCAACACTAGATGGTATCAAGAGTAAAATAGAGACGTTAAAGTCAAACATTGTACTTGAGCTAGATCCAAGAAAATTAGATGCCGCTTCATCCAAGCTAGAGTTTCTTAAATTTGAGCTTGAATTCCTGGAGAAAGACAGGTATCAGCTTCAGGTTGAATTGGAATATAAAATAAACGAATCTGCCTTACAAGCCCAACTTGATATTACTGATGCGCAAAAAACTAATATAGAGGCACAATTAGGTCTGCAACGAGCATTGCTATCAGTAGATGAGGCAAGACTGACAGCTCAAGAGAAAGCGCTAAGCGATCAAATTGAAGGACTAAAGAAAGCGGGTGCCTCGTCACAGGAGATCTATGATCTAGAGTTAAAATTAAAAGGTCTTGCCAATGAGAAGCTAGAGCTTAAGAGAAGGGCCGTTAAGGCTGAACTGGATGCATTACCAAAAATCCAGGAAGCAGAAAAAAGATCGCTTGAACTTCAACAGAAACTAAAGCAAATAGAACTCGAAAAGACTCAAGCTGCACTGAAACGACTGGAGAACGAAGCAAAAATAGCTCAACTTCAAAGTAGAGGTGATTTAGCGAAAGAGCAAGAGAAAGAAAGGCCGGACAATGCCAAGATCAGACTGCTCACTGATGAGGTAAACTTAAGGCAAGAAATCCTAGGCAGCATAGGGCAAGAAAAAAAAGTGCTCGAAAATGCGATCTCTGCCCAGGCTAGTCTAAACGAACTCGCCGATCAAAACCTGAGATTAAAGCAGGAAACTGATAGGGCTAACTTAAATGCAAAAGCCATTGAGGTCGGAGTTGGCGTAGATGCCAGGGGCGCTGCCCCTGCCTCTGTCAAGGTGCCAGTTGAATTCATACCTACGGGCGAGAACGACCTTGAGCGTCAGATCAGGGAACTCTCTGGTCGGCAGAGAATTGACTTTGAGTTCACGCCTAATACGGATAAGGTCGAAGATGAGACAAGTCGTCTTGAGAATCAGGGCCTGGAGATAGACTCCAGTGTCACGCCTCCTGAGACATCAGAGTTACAGAAGGAGCTAGATGAATTGCAAAAAGGTGGTTTAAGAATCGAGACATCACTTGGGGAGCCAAATACAAACGAAACCTATGCCACCATAGGAAATTTAGAGTCAGAGAAGATAGAGATCATTTCAGACATTGTACCACCCGATCCCGCTCCTATCACCTCAACAGTACAGGAACTGAACAATGAGAACGTAGAGATAGGAGCAGGATTTGAGGTTCCAGGCACAGAAGGCGTGCTTGAGAAGGTGGGGGAATTGGAAGATATTGATGTTAAAATTCAATCAGGTATCAATCCCCTTGATACGGATGCGGTATCCGACAAGATAGACGAACTGCAGGATGTCAAAGTTCAGATTCCTTCGGGCATTGAAAATCCGGATACTTCATTCATCGATCAGGTCAGGGAAGAGAATGAGGGTACCCCCATCGAGATCCCAGTCAATGTGGGCACTGTTCAGGGGGCAGACGGGGTAACCAACCTGGACGGCGGGCTCTTGGAGATCACGCCAGTTATTGGCGAACTGGACACCACCGAAGTAGAAGGACAACTTGAGGAACTGAGCAACTTGGTGCCGGCCATCACTCCATTGGTGGAGGCCCCGGATACGAGTGAGACAAGAGGAGTCTTGCAGGATCTAGAAAGCACCTCTCCGATCATACCAGTAGCTCTGGGTCAATTGGATGAATCTTTGCTCAGGGGCAGTTTGGACGCCTTTGAGCAGACTGGACTAGAGATTAATCCATCTCTTAACTCTTTGGATGCATCGAAACTAGAACAAGAATTAGATGCACTAAAGGGGGATATTTTTGTACCAGCTTCAATCGAGCCCAGGGTAGAAAATGAATCTGAAGTTGAAGCGACTCTAAACCGTCTGGCTCGACCAATCGAAAGCAGTGCAAAGTATCGGATAGAGAATGAAGCCGAGCTTGCCAGTAATCTGGACGAAGCGTTTGGAGATAGGACCATCAATGTAGGAGCTGACATAACAGAAGCCGAGCAGGCGGTCATCAGACTGAAAGAACAGGATGGAGTAATCGGTCTAAACTTTGGCGTACCCGACGATCGCGAAGTCGAGCAACGAATCGGCGAACTGGAGCAAAGGAAAGTAGAAGTAGAAACCTACCTGGAGGACCTTAACACGGACGACGCTTATAACAAAATAAACAACCTAGAGGAAGAAATTGTAGATATAGCTTCAAGTATCAAGCCGCTCGATGCGACCTCAATAGAAGCCGAGATAGATAGGCTAAACAGGGAGCAAGTGCAGATTGAGTCGGGACTCGGTACCCCTGACGATCGCAATGTGCAAGCCAAGGTACAGGAGATAAAGAATGGTGACGTTGAGATTCCATCCAGCATTCTCGATCCTGGTCTTTCCGGAATTGAAGAAACGAGAAGGGGTCTAGAAGGTGATCCGATTGTAATTCCGGTAAAAGTTGGCCCAGTCGAAGGTGGGGACAATCTTGCTGGCCCAGATGGCACAACTATACAGATAGATACTGTACTTAATACTGCGGATGCGGACAAAAAGCTGGAGCAGCTAGGTAGTCCATCTCCCGAGGTCTCCGTAATTGTAACATCTCCCGACACGAGCGCAGCAGAAAGGAAGATAGATAGTTTAGGTAAAACTGAAATCGAGATAGAACCGATCCTGAAGCCGGTAGATGACTTCTCAGTTAAGGGTCAACTAGAAGAACTTCGTCAATCAGACGTAAAGATTGACACCAGGCTAGGGCGTCTTGATGATTCGGAGGCGATTGGACGGATAAATGCACTAAAAGAATCCAATATCGTTGTACCTGCCGAAATTGACCTGAAGTACGAGGCACTTGACTTAGGAAGGGAAGTGGATTCGATTCGTAATGGTTTAAGCGTCGATCTCAATGTCGAAACCGTTGCAGTTGAAACCGAGTTGAACAGGTTAGAGCAACGGAAACTAGAAATTGAATTAGGTGTTATTGTTCCAGAAACAGGAGAACTGGACAGAATAAATAGTCAACTAAACGCATTGGAAGCGCGAAGAAATGTAATTGACATCAAATATGACGTACAAGATCCAGGGGCGATACTAGATTTAACCCGTGAAAGCGTCAATGTCCCTGTAAGGCTTGAGACTATAGAGATTGAGAATGAGTTAAGGAGATTAGCAGAGCGTAAGAGACAGATTCAGTTTGGTGTCGCTTCGGAGCCGGGTGAGCTTGAAGCAGTAGAGAATGAGCTACAGGAGCTCGAAGAAAGGAGAAGGATAATTCAGGTTGCTTATGGCTCTCCCGATCCAGAAGCGATAAATGAACTAGATAGAGACCTGGAAGCAAGGAACCTGGAATTAAAGACATCGCTTCAGGCCCCTGACCCGACTCAAGTCAACGCCGAGCTGAGTAGGCTTAGAAGCACTCAGGTGCAGTTCAAGCCAACGGTTGCTCCCTTGCCCACTGGGGCCACTAAGGTGCAGGCTGCGGCTCTTGCCACCACTCCGGTGCAGCTCAAGTCAAGCATTGCTTCTCTGCCGACCGAGCCTACCAAAGCCGAGGCCGCAGCTCTTGCTTCCACTCCAATACGGTTCAATCCAGCAATTGCACCAGTACCAGTTGAAGAAGCCAGGGCTGAGTTGTCAGAACTCGGTAACACACAAGTAGTGATAACCCCTGTCGTTAACCCTCCCGACACAACTATCGCGAAGACTGAGCTGGCCTCGCTGAGCGCTCCGGTAAACGTTCCTCTAACCGTTAATGCTGATACCGTTCAGGCGAAGACCGCCCTGACAGAGGTACGAACCGAGGGCGATGCGATTCAATCCTCCATTGCCAATGCAACCGCAGCGACTACGTCCCTTGGTGGCAGGGCTCAGGAGGCAGTCTCGCCCTTTGGCGCACTGGGTGCAGCATCCGCGAATCTATTGCAGTCCAGTAACACGATTGACCAGAATTTCGAGGGCATAGGTTCCGCTGCAACGGCGGCAGTAACACCAATGAGTTCGCTGAACACTTCTTTGGTCGGCGCTTCTACAAACTCCTTGGCAGCAGCTACCTCTGTAGGTAATCTGTCAACCAATGCGTCCGGCGCCGTAGGGGTCTTTGATGAATTACTGACTCAAACAACCGGAATCTCTGATAGCGCAGCCAGGGCCGCCGAGTCAACTGATCTAATAAAGACTGGCTTCGACGATGTCAACACAGCAGCGACGACCGCAGCAAAAGCTGCCTCTGCTATCTCCGAGAATTTAAGCAGCGTAAGGGAAAGCTTCTCTGATGCCGCGACAAGCAGCGAGACTCTGGCAACAGCGTTCAGCGAATCAGTTCCAAGCTCAGCTACTCTCAGGACCAATACTGCAAATGTCGCAACAGAAGCGAGCAGGGTCGTAACACAAACTGATGCTATGTATGTTGATATAAGAGATAGTGTCGGTGTTACAAACACCCTAATAGGGAGACTCAACGCTGCTGCCAGGGCAGCGGCTAGTATAAGAATCCCAAGCGGAGGTAATAACTACTTTGCTGGTGGCCCAGTACAAGGTGGTGCTGCGTATACGGTGAACGAATTCGGCAAGGAGATGTTCCTTAGCAATAGCGGCAGGCTGTCTCAGATCAATGCACCTGCTTGGGGTACCTGGAGAGCGCCAAGTTCTGGTACGATTATTCCAGCTCATATTGCGTCCGGTATTGATATTCCTAAGGGTGGAGTAAAAGTTTCCAAGCCTAGTGGTAGCCTTTCATCGTCGTCGGTCAAGAAAAACGGCAGCGGTCTTGGGAGGGTTATTACCAATCTGGTTAATGCCTTGAATGCATCCAGGGCATCCCAAAAGAATAATGACAATGCAATACAGGCTACACAAGCGATCCAGATAGGAAAGCTAACCCAGGCGGTTAATAAATTAGTGGATAAAGATTGGAATGTAGGAGTAAATATCCAAGGCCAAAATGGCGGCTTAAGTTATGCTCGTGCAATTAATAGGAAGATATGAGTATTACCATTGGCGGAGCTATTTTTAGCCGTCTAACTGCCCAGCCTTACGGCTACGAAGAGACGGACACGAAATCGGGGCAGACAGCCCGCAGGTGGACCGTAAGTGGTTTAATGACACCAGCGGAGTGGCTGGCTCTGGTGAATGTATATGATACATGGCGGAACCTAAAGATCCTGGAGGATCCGGTTACAGAAACCGGTGTCGTCGGGGCGACGGTAGCACTAAGTGGGGATGGTCCAGGCGGTCAAACATGGACAAATGTACCATGCTGGATTACGGCCGCGCCCCAGGGGGAACAGAGCGGAGCCTACATATCCGGTTCGTGCACCCTTGTGGATGCAGCGGAATATCTTGCAATTTTACTGAAACAGCAGACAGCCACAGAGGAAGAAGACGTCCTTGATCTGGGAACTTTTACAATAAACGGTGTAGTACTCAAACTATTGAAACCACCGGATGGCTTTATCTTTGCGCCAACCATTGAGCAGACGGCAGGTGGGGATCATTATGTAACGGGTCCACTAACGTCAACTGAGGTCAAGGATATAGAGGGTGACACGACTTCCGCGGGATGGGATTCTATCAGGGCCTGGTATGCTGCGATCATACAATCTACACCAGCTACGAATTCATACTTTCCGATTCAACCACCAACGGCAACGGCGTCTAACAAGATCGTTGACGGCGTCAAAACAGTCGTTTATACCGTTTCAATTGTCTTGGCGAAGGTAAAATGACAATTGATATCAGAGCAAACGTTTACTGCAATTTAGGCAGAGTAATTAGCGGGAATTTTAGTGATACCCAAATACAAGGCAGTGGATTAATCCAGACTAGCGGATCAGTGGTTCTGAATGGTATTTATGCACCAGTAGCTGGAGATGTCGTCAAGTTTTCCTATTACAGGAATGGAAGAATTTCCTTATTGCCAAGGACGCTGAGAGTCTTGTCTTTCTTTGCCGATCCGTTCAGAAGACAAACGACAGTTGAGTTAGGTTGTAAATTTACATATTTTAACAATAGAAGACCACCAGTCAGAAACCCTACGTCAGAAGAGGAAAGTGGTCTCTGTCCGTCTCCTGACGTAATCGTTCCGATCTCGGCCGAATTCGTTTTTAATACATGTCTGAATGCACTTGACTTAACTACTCAAGGGTCAATTCCTCTGACAAGCAAGTTTAACGTTGAGGAATTTGATTTAAGCCCTGGATATGTCACGGTAATGGGTCAGTTACTGGTTTCCGAAGGGTACTACTGCTACTTAAACGAAGAAGAGGAAGTGATAATAAAAAAGATAAACGGAACCGGATCCTCGACTGGTCCACTGATTGCAAGCGATCAGATCATCGATTTAAGTCCCATAGGGGTCGGAGACCTACCTGGAGACGAAGTAGTCGTAAAATATAACTCACTCGTATTGAAGGACCCCGGAGATTCTGATCCGGTCAATACCTCGGCCCGCGACTGGGAGTACGATGCAATTCAAAACAGCGGAGGCTTCTATTCTGTGACAGCGTTGGCTCCACTCAACTATGTTGCAGACACACTTCCGACAACATCTCAGACACTGGAGACACCACCAGAGATATCAGAATTTACCCCGATAGTATACACCCCTACTCCACAAACATTTGAAGAAACAGCCGCAAGCAACGCGGCCACAACCGGCTCCGCTTATGGCGCTGGCAATACTTCTTCAAATGTCGATTGCGGAACTGGTAGCACCACGACAAATGAAACCACCATCGCCAGTTATACAACAATTCAGTATTCTTATCCAGACTTTACACTGAAAGAAACAACTACTCGGTACGACAGGTGGAACAGGGTGACCACGAGGACAATCAGACTTAGTGAGCCTACTGGTCGAGTTTTACCTGAAACCTTAATAGAGAGAATCAACTATGTGATATTGGGCGGACAGATTGAGGCCCAGGGACAGCAGACAACTGTGTACGCAATAGTGACTCCAGACAGCTATCTGGACCAAGCAATACGGGCTTTAGTGCCTGATGGCACGACTTTGACGACGAGTGAAGAGGTACACACGTATGCGGTAAACCCCCCGGACAGCGAAGATGAATGCGAATTATCAGAAGCAGCGCTTGATAGTGCGGAGGCATTCGACTCTTTGATTAGTAAAATTACAATCGATACCAGAGATGGCGAAGTAGTTAAAAAAGTCGAAGAATTCTATGAAAAAGTTCCAACCTTTGTGAAGGTACCTGGCCTAACTAATTCCCCGGATGTAGCAGATGTCGTCACGAAGAAAACGGTAAATACCTTTGCAAGACAGGATAATGGTTTGATTCTTTTTGAGCAATCCATCGAGTGCGCTGTAGGATCGAATGCTGCAGTAGAATCGCGAGCTAATAGAGCCGAGAGAATCAACAGTGCCAATGCAAAGCCTGATACAGACACTGAAGAGAAGTTTGTGTGGGTCAATGGCTTAACAGAGAGCGAGACATATATCGAACTTACGGTTCCATATGGTTCGGATGACTACATAGAACTACAGGGTGGGCAGTATACCTTGGTCAGGGGTGACGGAGCGGCGAAGGCGTTGAATTACGGCCGGGATCAGAACAAGATCCTGCTGGGCAACCGCAGTGGAGTTTCTGTCCAGATATCAGCAGACATTATGCCACCAGCACCCTTTAGCCCGATTTTTATAACAGCAGAAGGGATAACGGGTCAATACATGACAAACGGCACCACCTATACATTTGACACCACTGGCATTATCGCCAGTACGGATGCTATCTTCTGGGGAGGATCTCAGTGACAACGATCCTAGCCGAGTATGGCTCTTTTGTAGTATCCAGTTCGGATACGGCTTTAAGAAAGAGAACTGCTAGTAGTTGCCAGCCAGAGGTGACAACCATTTGGTTCCCGGTGCTTCCGGGTACCACGGAGCTACCTGTCAGTCCGGAACCGGTCATCAATGAAACCCCTGAGGCCCCCAATTCGGTGGCCGCACCAATAGATTTTGATCCAGAAAACCCAGATCTTTGTGCATTATTCAACGACATTCTGCCTATATCGTCTCCGCCGATTTATCCGGTAGAGCAGACTGTAGAGCTGTTGTCGGCTCCATATATTGAGACGGTACTGGTCCCGACAATAACGAGGGCACGGCTTGGCGTCACATCAATCAACTATCCGCTTTCGGTAGAGGGCGGCTCGGTTTCACTGGCAACCAAAGCTAAACTGGGCCTAGCTAATCTTTACATAGCGGCGGAAAATGCTATTTTCGCTTTTACTGGCAACACCGCTGAGATATCAAGAAGAAAAGACATCTTCCCCGTTTTGGGGTATTTCTTTGCCTCATTCTCTCAGGCATCTTTTGCGGTAAGATCATACACGGCTGTATTTCCTCCGGCTAGCGACATTGGAGTTCGGGGGTGGCCGACCTCCACAAGGCGCATCACATCCGTCTTTGTGGAGCCCACTGATATCAGCCTAGAGGGTTTGCCTTGTAGTATAGTGTTTGGTATAGCAATTCGGATTCTATCTCCAGTTTCTATTGAGGTATCAGCAGCGATACCCTTGGTGGTTAGCGATCTGGCTGTAACTATTCCAACCCCGACCTCGATCTCAGTATCGGCACCACCCCCTTCAATCAGCACTGGTAGCAGCACCTCTGTTGCGCCCACAATCGTCAGCGTCGCCATGCTGATTCCCATCGGCATAGGCGGACCTGCTGTCTTGATAACGCCACCCACGGTTGATATAGTTGTCCTGGGTCAGTTGCCGATCGTTAGTAGCGGCTATATCGTTACAGTACCAGCCAGCCAGGTGAGTATTTCCAGCGAGGGGCCAGAGGTCCTAAATGTCATATACGGAGTGTCTATACCGACCGCTAATAACTTGGCTATTTCAATCATAGACCCTGTTGTTGCCGCTGGCGTGGGACTGCTTGTGCCATCGATTAACTTGTCTGTCGTATTCCAGACTCCTCTTGCATTTGTAGAACGGGCAGTGGAAGAAGTGGTTAGAATTGGTACGGCTCCCCCCATCCTCGGGGCGGGCGGCGCTGTGCATCCGCCAGTCGGATGGAATGTGCTTGTAAACACAAACGTGGACGACGCTTCCGTTGGATCATTCGGTTGGACGTTTGATCTTACAATTGACAGCACCGCCCATGATTATGCGTGGATAGGTTCAAATACTTATATCACCTTCGATGGAGGCAGTAGTGCTTACTCCGGTCTTTCGGAGAGTAGTCCATTCTTGAACAAAATATTCTTTGGCGCTTCCGATAATTCATATCAAAGGGTCTATGACAAGGCCGAGGTTGTACAAGGGATCAGTGTACAGCGTATTCGGTACGAAGGCACAGCCAATACAAGCGGCACGCTGGGTAGTCCCAATATCGTGGCAGAGTTTACGTTCTTCCAGCCATTCCCGGATGGACGACAACTGATCGAGCTACGTGTTGGCTCTCACAACAGAACAAGCGGTCTGTTTATGATTGCTAGTAGAACCACGGCCTACGCAAGCAGCACGATTGCCGCAAATAGTAGCTGGGTATTTATTGGTAATGAAACGGGAACTTCATGGACGATGACTCCCAACAGGTATGTGGTTCTTGAGAAGGACAGAGAGATCAATCTGCCATCAATTGAAATAGCGGTGTCCAGTAATTCTGCAGAAGTCGAGGCATTGTTGCCCCAGGCAATTGTGCCGCTAACAAATATAACTATTTCCAGCATTGAACCGTCGCTGAATACGAACATTGTTCTCGAAGTACCGTCAACCGATCTTGCAATTAACGCCAGGCTTCCGCGTATTGCACTTAACACATACTTCTCATCTTTGGCCGGCCAGGTCTACTCATGGGATCGCGACTTCATGGTAGACTGGTGGGCCGATTGAGATAACCGACCCACAGAGGGGGACGGTCTTAACATATCATGACCTCGGGTGCGTTGATCGAGGGCAGGGGCCTTCTTCGCTCAAGCCCTGCCTGATGGCGGCAGCCCAATCATCTTGCTTTCTCGCCGCCCTTCAGATTGCACAGCACTTGAAGGGGCGTACCGCGTCGGCGTGTTACTTGTTGCATCAATCACTTTATCATATAAAACATTTGTAATGATCGCGTTTAATGTTGAACTGCCCGGCACAAGCGTAGTGCTTAAGCCGGTGGATATGGTTGTTTGGCCTAGGGGGGACTGATTAAAGGAAGCCATTAGACTGTCCTAGCTAAGAATAATATGGAGCCGGTGCTGCCTACATCTACAACAAGAATTTCGTACTCTTCTACACCGGGGCTTACAATAAAAGTGTCTTGGAAACCTACAGCACTGCTTGCATAATAGGCACACATAGCAAAATCTGCAGGCAGAGCAGGCGCATAGGGGCTGTACTGTATTGACGTAAACACAGGAGTGTAATCGCTTACAAGTCCTGAGTGGGTATTAGCAAGTGCTGTAGGTAGGCGTATGTTTTCTTCGTTATCTATATTACTAGTAGCGCTTTGACTATCGTTTCCAATTGCGCTGTAATTATTTAAGGTTGTAGCAAAGTAGTAGTATTGGGCAAAAGTACTTCCTCTACATGCAGTGGCGCCCAAGTAGGTGCGTCTAGTATGCGCACCGTAATGTCGAAAGTGAAGATTAGCGCCTGAACTTGAGGTTGAAGTAGCGCAAACGACAAGTCCATTAAAAGCCGTTATATTCTGATCTACAAAAGAAGTCGCTGTATAAGCACCGAAAGGGATTAAAAAGATTAAACTAGAGGATTGTCGCAAGTAAAACCAAGTGCAGCTTGTGTTAATGGCACTTGTGTAGCGAGTAAGTGTGAGGCTAGTTGTGGTTACTAGGCTAGAGTATAGTGTAGTATGGTTTGTAGTGCTGTTTGTTGTAGTAGAATAGTAGTCTTGGTACTGTGTGCCGGTAGGGACGTGTGTAGTGGCATCCCAGCTAAGTGCGGTTTGTACAGCAAGCGTAGTTGTGGTAAACATGAACCAGTAGTAGACCGTGCCGTAGGTCTTGGTTCCGTCGTTTACTACTTCTAGAATGCGATTTTCTACGCTGCCACTAAGGAAGGAGTCGTACCAGTCGGTCATTAGACCGGCGTCGATAAATGCAGAGCGAACTAGGTCTGCTAGGCCCGATGCAGTCCAGGTAGGGCTAAGGGTGTATACCTGCTTGGTAACGGCCATTTTAGGAAACCTCTTCGTAGTGGATGGTTAGATCAATGGTGGATACCGCGTTGGCCTTGGCGTGCAAAGCATCTCCCTCTTCTAGGTAGAGGTACTCGTTCTTGTCCAATACGACAAGCGAGGTGTTGGGGGCCACGGTAGCGGTCTTGATCACATAGGTGTGAGCAGAACTGCGAAAAACCGTTATATCTACAGCCGCAGGGCCGGTCGTAAGGTTGGCGGCGCGAATGACATTGACTTTCAGCAACTTGTTACTGGCCTCGACATTCGCAAGTGCGCTGTCCAATGCGGCCGTGGCAGAGTACAAGGCTGTTTTTCCGGTTATATTCACTGGGTCTCGCAAATTTGGAGCAGTCATGAGGTCAAGTCTTTATGTGTAGTTTGCCTATGTTGAGCATTTTTGCAGAAGAACAGCCCAGCTTCTTTCAATTACCGCAATAAATTGGCAAACTAAGGCCGAATATATCATGAGCAGAAGTGGCTGTTACCGTTTCGCTGTACAACCATACCGCACGCCGCTTTGCGGACGGTAGTTTTACTCCATCTAATGGGTACAATGTGAATCTGTATACCGCAGCCACGTTTGACGCCACACATACCGACATAGACCAGGTAGTTGGAACCGAGGTCGCGAATGCCAACGGCTACACGACTGGCGGCGCAACGCTTCAGAACGTTACCGTAGAGACGGTCACCACGAATGACGCAAGATTCACGGCAGACGAGGTGACGTGGACCGCTACGGGTGGAGCGATTACTGCATCCTTTGGAATTCTTTACGATTCCACAGATCCACTAGACCTGGCCCCAATAGCGTTTATCGATTTTGACGGAAGTCAATCTGCTGGAGCCGGCACCGACTTCAAGATTATTTGGAATGTCAACGGCATCTTCACCTTCACCGTAACCTAGCAAAAACTTCTGTGTACAATTTGGCTGACGGGTGGGGATGCGCCTGCTGAAGCCACTGAGACACTTGACTCGGAATCCTATTTGCAAAGTCTGAAGACTTAATGGCCGCTTTTAACAAGGTAAATATTTTTGTACAAGACCTTGCAAGAGGGGTTCACATCTTAACGCCGACAACTGGTCACGTCTTGAAGTTATTCCTGTCGAATGATGCCCCTCTGCCTACCTCAGAATTAAAATCCACACTGAGCGAGATCGCCGCAGGAAACGGCTATACTTCTGGGGGCAACCAGGTAGCCATTCAAAGCAGCATCCAGACGACTGGTACATACAAGCTGGTGCTATCTGATCCGGCGACATTTACGGCAGTAGGGGGATCTATTGGCCCATTTAGATACGTTGTTCTATACAACAGTACCACGGCATTCAAGGTCAATCCGTTGATCGGGTGGTGGGACTATGGATCTTCGATTACGTTGCTTGATGGAGAGTCCTTTGCAGTTGACTTCGACCAGACCGCAGGTGTCTTGGTAATTACCTAGCCGTGTCAATCTTTATCAACGTCTCAAGACAAGAACTGGCCCGCATAGCCCAACTATGTTACGAAGGCAAGTACGCAAGATTTTCCTTGGCGTATCTTCAGAATGAGGGATACGATGCTCAGAGTTCAAGGGCTGACTGGGATTCGATCAAGCTAAGCGGCAACGGGTATGCTGATTTTCGGGGCAAGATCGAGGCGGGTGCCTATGACTTTGGGGACAACAGGTATGAGATGCCAGCACTGACTGCTACATTTACAGCAGAAGGCGGCCTGTTGACTTACAACAAAATCTACATCGTTTTAGCTTCGGCCTCGACTTTCAATATTACCTACGCCCAACTGGCTTCCAACGTAGTCACAATTACCACTGATGGCAATCATGGATTCACCACGGGACAGATAGTAGTAGTAGCGGACGCCACTAACTCAGTCTTCAACGGTAACTACCTGATAGCGTCAGCCCCAACGCTTACCACCTTTACCTATGCAAAGACTGCTGCAGACGTTGCATACGCATCATCTTCTGGTACCGCTTCGAGGCTGACGGAAGAGACACAAATCTACGGGGTAATGACAGAGGCTCCTCAAATCACCTTAGCGAGCGGTCAGACTATAAATTACAGGATTCAGTTCTCGACCGATGATTAACTGGGAGACGACGGGGCCAACAAATAAAAACAGACCATGAGCACCTTAGATCAAGGCGTTCGGCAGGCGGAGGTTTTAACTAATAACTTGTCTGCTATTGCAGCGCAAAATCAAGAGGCCAATCGCAACGCAAACCTTGAGGTCAGTTCGGTCGAACAGCTAGCTGGCTCCAGCCTGTCTGGCGTACAAGCACAGGCTCAGCTAAGTAATTTTTCAAGCATTACCACTTCGAGTACGACGACAACTACCTCTTCGAGTTCGACGACAGCACTAACGCTAGCAGCGGCCCAGACTTCAGCAACCCAGCAGAGCACAAGGACGAACAGATCAGGCTCGTGCTGCTGCTTCGATCAAGAAGATCCACAGGTACTGGAAGTTACTCTTGAAGATGTAGAAATTCGATACGGCTATGACGCCTTCAATGAGTGGGAGAGTGAAATTTATGCTTTCGTAATCGGACGAGTGTCGATAAATATACCACTCGCTAGTACTTTTACCCTGTTTATGAATTTTGACGGCAATTCTTTTGAGGTCACGATTCCATCCTCCTTGAAAGACGGAGGGCCCAACTGGTACTCCGCTGTTGTTGACGTGGACGATCCATGGCCGCCTCCGTATCACCAGGTTTTTGCCAGGGGTACCAGCCTAGGACAGCCCAGCTTTTGCGAAGAGAAGATACTTAGTATCACTGGTTATGCGGTAGGATATGATCCGTTCAACGTTTTCGAGAAAAGAGTCTCGGAGGTTCAACTTCCAGGCTCGGTATCACTTACTGTTTGTCCTTATATAGGAACCCTCGAAATTCAGGAAGCAAAAAATGATACAGAGGTTATCGCAACAATATCCGTTGACTACCTGCCATTCATTTTGCCTCTCAGGATCGGTGTAGCATATGGCGACTCTTCTTGGCGATCCGATACGACTTCAATAGGTGGGTCTGTTTCCGTAAGGTGGGTATGGGAGGGCCTGAGCGATGAGCCAAGTACGAGGCCGCAGATATTGGAGGTTACAATTGGGACCGCTCAGTACAGGTACTTCGACATAAATGGATCACCGACTAACAATAGTAGTTCAGTTTATTGGGCCTGGGATGTTTTCAGTAAACAATATCAATTACAGTTAGCTCTTCTTGATTGGAGATGGAATGGGGACTGGGAATACGTAGGTCCAAGGTGGAGTAACTACTTCACTGAAGTTACTTTTTGGGATGACGGCTACGAACCTCCGCCGCCCGGAAGTCCTCCGAGCATTATTTTTCCTGAACCAAAGGCTGTGACTGCTACCTTCGCAAAAGGTGCAGACTGTTACAGTACCTGGATAGCGTACTCCATAAATGGCGGATACAGTCGCACGATCCTGCCGCCAAAATCTGTGGTCGGCTGCTCTCCGGGCGCCCACGTAGCAATAATAAACATCAACGCCGTTACTGATGACAACTTTGATATCTTTCTCAATGGGAATTTTCTTGGATCCGTTGACCTCAGTGGGAACAGGTATAAGGCTTTCCTCTTTGTGTGGTCAGACGAACCAGAACTAATTGAGCAGTTGAAGGCGATGTACGCTGAGCTAGGGCTCCCGTTAGAATGGACGACGACAACAATTGCTGGCACCGCACCAGAGCGTGGATCTCCCGCGAATATCTTTATGCAAAATACGCGCGACAACGAGAATGGCAACTTTGGCAGCATTTATGTCGGGTTTTTGGGGGGAAACAACAAGACCGAATACGGAGCGGCGCCCGGCGGCGACGTTTCGATCACGCTAGAGTTTCCATGATGAGCACTCACTTAAGATTAAGTTCAGCACTGGAGATGCACCCTGCCACGGGGATGCCTTTGTAAAATTAGAGTTTGAATTGTCCACTGACATGGCTTAAAATTGACTAACAAGAATAACGATCAACAATCGATTAACCAATTAATCGAAAATGCAAAAATACAGATAGAGGCAAACCGCTATGTCTTCCTGCGGAATGCAAAAAATAAATTAATTATGGCACAAACATTGAGGAATCAAATAAGAAGAGGCCGACCTCATTAAGTCGGCATCCTATTGCGCACACATAGGGCGTGATGCCCTTCATTCCAATGCCTGAAGATCAAACCCTGGTAACCGAGACGGCTGCCACTGGTAATGCTATTGATACAGAATCCCTTGACCAAAGGGGTATCAGTAATGATTTTATCCCAAAAGCCGAAGTTGACAACCTGGTAAAAGCACTAAAAGCCGAGCGCGAATCACGCAAACAATACGAAAAAGAGCTTCGCGACAAGGCTGCCCAACTAGAAAAATTTGCGGAGATCAATCCCCAGGAATATCGTCGTCTACAAGAAGAAGCCGCAATTGCTGAGCGAGATCGCCTGGCAGCAGAAGAACGCACCTCCTTGCTAGAGGAGAAGTATGGTGCACAGGCTGCTGAGGCTAACAAGAAAGCTGAGGCCTATCAGGCGCAATTGCAAGAGTACCGCAAACGGTATGCATTGGAAAAGGTTTTCTTTGCTGCTGGCGGTCGAACTGATGCTGCAGACGGCGTGTCCTTCTTCGATATGCTGGCGGATCGATTGGGTTCCAACTTTCGACTTGAACCCAATGGAGCCGTGACTGTCGTTGATAACAATGGCGATCCCATTCTGGATGCAGATACCGGCAAACGCATTGCACCAGAAGAATACCTAGGCGGATTTAAGAGCCATCCAATTTACGGAACCTTCTTCCGTGGTGCAAAGGGATCTGGCGCTGGTCTTGGTCTTGGTGGCACGGATGCCAGTGGGTTAACGACTCAGGATCTTTCAGAGCTATCACCCGATGCTTTGTTCGAAGCAGCATTTGGCTGAAACCTTTAGGAACACTAAGAGCAAAGATACCTGAATACCTCGGTCGAGATGACAAGGTAAGAGGGTGTCGAGCTGGTTAGTCGCGAGATGCGGAACCTGCAAATCACCCATCTTTACCTGTTTTATCAAAGGTAATTCTTATGTCACTCACTCTGGCTGAGGCCAAGAAGCATAGTCGTAATCCCCAAGAACTGGCGATTATTACTGAACTTTCTGCCGGCCCCCTGACCAGCAACCTGCCTTTCCGCGAAGTGCAAGGTTCTGGTATTTTCTATAAGAGGGAAACCGAACTTGGAGACGTGGGGTTCCGCGCCTTCAATGAAGGTTATACCGAGAGCTATGCTGAGGTTCGTCAATACAGCGAAGCGCTGAAGCTTTTCGGTGGCGACGTGAAAGTTGACCGTGCACTTGTTGAACTCGAAGGTCCTCAAGCTCGCGCTTATCAGATTCAAGCTAAGACTCGCGCAATGCGTCTGTCTTTCGAAGCGCTGTTCATCAACGGTGACAGCAACAGCAATGCTGCTGAATTCGATGGCCTGAGCCTGCGTCTGCCTGCTTCTGAAGCCGGTAACCAGTCTCAAGTTATCGAGAACTCTAGCACTCCTGGAGCGTTGGATCTGAACAAGCTTGACGAAGCGATTGATGCTGTTGACGCCCAGGGCGGCCAGAAGTATCTGATCACCTCGAAGTCTGCTCGTCGTCACTTGAGCGCCATTGCTCGCGCCAACGGTCAAATTGATATTGAGCGTTCGGAGTTCGGTGGCCAGCAACTGATCTACGGTGGTATTCCTGTACTGGAACTCGACCGCGACCACAAGAACGTTGCAATTCTCGACAGCGACCCCACAGATCAATCGATCTACGTGGTGTCCTTCGGCAACGATCACCTAACCGGCATCCAAAACGGCGGTCCTCAGGTTCGTGACCTGGGAGAAGCTACCGAGTCTCCGGTTCTGGTCACCCGCGTCGAGTGGTACTGTGGTCTGGCACTGATGAACGGTCGTGCCGCCTCTCGTTTGACCAACATTGACGCCACTGCTTAAGCTACCTAGATAGCTAAATAACAAATAGGGGTCCTTCGGGGCCCCCTTTTTGTATCTATGGGAAGACTAACCTAGGCGAAATCGGCAAATTGAAGCCAGCGAAGCTCGATCTAACAGTACACCAACGTGCCACTCTCCGGGTACGCTTCAGGTTTCCGTTTGATTGCACTGGATACGAGGTGAAATCTCAGATCTGGTCGGCTTATCGCGTTAAAAAACTTGTTGATTTTGAGACCGAATGGATAGATCGAGCCGACGGAAGAGTTGACATAGTTGCTGATTTCAATGAAACACAATTTAATGCAAAGGGTGCCGAATGGGACCTGTTATTGATCTATCCTAACCTGGAGAGACTATTCTGGGTAGAGGGTAAAATAATTGTAGATCCTGGATTCACGGAGTCAAACAATGTCTGAAATTACTCTTCAGGTTGTAGACGAAGGCCAGGTTGAAATTGTCCAACTAATCCAGCCTGGACCTCCGGGTCCAGTCGGTGCAACGGGCCCCTCTGGTCCGACTGGCCCAACAGGCGTAATTGGTTCTACGGGTGTCACCGGTACGACAGGATCAACAGGAGCCACTGGACCAGAGGGTGCGACAGGACCGGCCGGAGGTCCAAGTGGAGCCACTGGAGCAACAGGCGTTACTGGAGCTACAGGTGCTGTCGGCAGCGATGGAGCTACTGGGGCCACAGGACCAGCCGGCACGTCAATAACCATTCTCGGTTCCATTGATATTGGCATTGCCGATCCACAGCAAACTCTTAATGATGCGTTCCCTACTGCCGTTGCCGGCAATGGTGCGATTGATAGCGGCACGGGACACCTATGGGTGTATGACGGCTCGCAGTGGGATGACGTTGGCACCATTGTTGGACCGTCTGGCCCTACTGGCGTAACTGGTGTAACTGGTGTAACTGGCGTAACTGGCGCAACTGGTGCTACTGGCCCTCAAGGTGAAAGCGGCGTTGTTGGTCAAACTGGAGCAACTGGTGTAGCCGGCGCTGATGGAGCAACCGGCGTCACGGGTGTCATTGGTGAGACTGGCCCAACTGGCGTCACCGGAGCCACTGGTCCCGAAGGTGCTACCGGAGCTGGCGCAACAGGAGCTACAGGCATTCAAGGACCTACAGGACCCGCTGGTGCTGGCACGCCTGGTAACAATGATGTAGGTGTCATCTATCTCAAAGATAATACCACTCCAACAACTATTGCAAACGCCAATGATCGGGCTGTTGTTGCAGGCACAATGCTCACAGGTGAGCTATTTAATTTTACCAAGGATAGCACTACTAATTCGCTTAAGTACTCAGGCATTGGCGGTTTATTTCACATTGTTGCCACATTTAACTTTGAAGCAGGTAGTCAAAATATATGCGGATTTTATATTGGTCACAGCACTGATGATACCGTTGCCCTCGATCCCAACGCTGATCGAATTTCCGAGTCCGAGATATATATAAACTCAAGCAACGGCGCTAATCAACCAGTTGGTGGCGCCATTCAGACAGTGTTGAATCTGGCAACTGATGATCGGGTGTTCTTTATTGTTCAGAACCAAACGGCTGGAACCAATATCACCGTTGAGTTTCTTAAGTTTACGGTTACAGCACTTACCGCTGAAAAAGGTGACACAGGCTCGACGGGACCCACTGGTGTCACTGGTGTTACTGGCGTTACTGGCGCGACCGGAGCCGCAGGTGCCTCGTATCTTGCAAGTCTACTAGATGTTGATGTGACGGCAAAAGCTAGCAATAGCGTCCTGTATTATAATGAAACTTCAGAAAAATTTGTAGCCGACGATGTCAACACAGTGGTTACGCTTACGGATGGTGGTAATTTCTGAAGAACTGGAAGCCTAAATAGAGCCTTCCCCGGTAAATGTCTAATACAATTCGCATTAAGCGCCGCAGCTCTGGTTCGCCAGGGGCGCCTACTAGCCTCGCTAATGCAGAACTTGCGTTTAACGAGGTCGATGATGTTCTTTACTACGGTGAAGGCACTGGTGGTGCGGGCGGCACCGCGACCACCATTGTAGCAATTGCTGGTCCTGGCGCGTATGCCACTCTAAGTACTGATCAGACAATTTCAGGCAACAAAACTTTTACGGGTGATGTAACTGTCACCACTGTTGACACAGGCGACAGTTCAGGAAAGGCGGCTTCTACTGCATTTGTTAAGGGACAGAACTACCTTACTGGCAACCAAGGTATTTCAATCTCTGGAGATGCTTCCGGCTCTGGAACCACTTCAATTACGCTAACGCTGGAGAGTGTCGGCACTGCCGGTACATACACCAAGGTCACCACCGATGCCAAAGGACGGGTTACCAGCGGCACCACGCTTAGCGACACTGACATCCCGTCACTGACCTCTGCCAAGATCAGTGACTTCGACACTCAAGTACGCACGAGTCGTCTAGATCAAATGGCGACACCGACCGCCTCGGTGTCATTCAACAGTCAGAAAATTACGAATCTGGCCGCGCCGACCGGTGACAACGATGCGGCGACCAAGGCCTATGTCGATGCCACCAAACAGGGTCTTGATGTCAAAGACAGTGTGCGGGTGGCTACCACCGAAAGCATCACGCTGTCTGGTACGCAAACCATTGACGGCATAGCTGTTATCGCTGGTGACCGCGTTCTGGTCAAAAATCAGTCCCCTGGCAGTGCTAACGGTATCTACTCCGTGGACGCTGGCTCCTGGACCCGCACTGTTGACGCAGATAACAGCACAGCGGGCGAGGTGACCGCTGGCATGTTCACCTTTGTCGAAGAGGGTACTATCAATGGTGATAGCGGTTGGGTTTTGATCACCAACAACCCAATTACACTGGATACTACTGATCTAACCTTTACCCAGTTCTCGGGTGCAGGTCAGGTTGAGGGCGGCGCAGGTCTAACCAAAGATGGTGTTACTCTCAATGTCGGCACCGCCTCTACGGAACGGATTGTTGTCAATGCCGACAATATCGACCTGGCAGTTGCAGGCACTGCTGGTACCTATACGTCAGTCACCACTGACGCCTACGGGCGCGTCACCGCTGGGACCAATCCAACCACCCTGGCGGGTTATGGCATTACTGATGCCCAAAGCCTTGACGCCACGCTGACGGCCCTCGCTGGCGTAAGCACTTCAGCCGACCAGTTGATCTACGCAACTGGTTCTGACGCCTTTGCGACCACCACCTTCACCTCTTTTGGGCGCAGTCTTGTAGATGACGCCGATGCAGGTACTGCTCGCACCACGTTGGGCCTGGGTACCATCGCTGTCCAGAATGCTAGTAACGTAACAATTACCGGCGGCTCGATTGACGGAATCACCTTCGATGGTGGTTCATTTTAATTCTAATTGACGACCTTCCGTAAATACGGAATCCTATCTTGGCTAGATAGCCACTTTGAGAGCGCCATATGGCAAACACATTTAAGCTAAAACGAAGTGCTGTCTCGGCCAAGGTACCTACGACTGGCGACCTTGAACTAGGGGAACTCGCTCTAAATACCTTTGACGGCAAGCTCTATACTAAGAAGGATAACGGTACTGAGTCTGTCGTAGAGATTGGTGCTGGCGGCGGTGGCACGACCTTTACTTACTCAAGCTCCGCGCCAGTGTCCCCGTCTGCTGGTGATGAATGGCTAGATTCGACGTCGGGTATACTATATACGTATATTAATGATGGCAACAGTTCCGCTTGGGTCGAGTTGGGCCCCTTTGGTGCCGAAAGCATTAGCCCAACCATCGCCGCAATGATCTTCTAATGGCTGCTCCAAACCTTAAGAACCCCACTACGATCACCGGCAAGACGGCGCGGTATGCCGTGACGGCATCGCTGGCGACTGCGCTAGCTGCACCAGGCACCGGCAAGACTTTCAAGATCAACAGCATCTTCTGCGCCAATGTAGATGGCGCTAACCCTGCTGACATCAGCGTAAGTATTTACGACGGCACTACTGATTTCTACTTGGCTAAGACGATTGCCGTGCCTGCCAATGCCACGCAAATCCTCAGCACCAAAGAAACATATTTCTACTTAGAAGAAGCTGACTCTATTCGTGCAGTAGCCAGCATAGCCAGCCGGCTGGAGCTTGTCATCGGCTATGAGGAGATTTCCTGATGATTGGATTTAATGGTGGGTTGATTGGGAAGGATCGCACTCCTAGTCTTTTGGCGGCAGTTGGCGTGTGGACATTAGATGAACAAATCAAAGCACGGCGCAGTGGTGTATGGCCAACGCTGGGTGTTGCTGCATTAGGCGGCACTGAAGCTACTGTCTCCGATGGTGGCGTTTCGTATAAAGTACATACCTTCCTAGCGGACGGCACTTTTACTGTCACTGCTGGCGGGGTAGTGGAATATCTTATTGTCGCGGGCGGCGGCGGTGGCGCTAATCTTTTTGGCGGTGGCGGCGGTGGTGGAGTTCTTCAGTCACCAGCAAATTACGCTATCACACCAGGCACTTATACGGTCGTAGTTGGATTAGGTGGAGCAGGGGAAACTGGCAACGCCACTTCAAACAACCAAAACGGCGGCGATTCTTCTATATTTGGTCTGACTGCAATAGGAGGAGGCAAGGGGGGCAGAATCGCGACAGGTGCCACAGGTGGATCTGGCGGTGGCGGTGGCGGATGGGGAGGCCAGATAAGAAGTGGTGGCGCAGGAACCGCTGGCCAAGGTTTTGCTGGTGGCAGTAGTGATGTAAATGCTGGCGGCGGTGGCGGCGGCGCGGGGCAAGTGGGATCAAGCGGAGTATCTAATGCCGGTGGTAATGGTGGCAACGGAATTACATCGTCTATATCTGGCACTTCTCTCGGTTATGGAGGAGGTGGTGCGGGCGGCGGATATGGTGCTAGTGCCACTGGAGGCACTGCAGGCACTGGTGGTGGCGGGACTTCTGTATTTGATCAAAGTGGCGGAAATGGCACAGACGGGCGTGGGGGCGGTGGCGGTGGAGTTGCTACAAATAACTACGGCGTTTACACTGGCGGCAACGGCGGTTCCGGAGTAGTAATCATTCGCTACCGCGTCTAATGCTTTACTCCTTCCGCCAACAACGCCCCGCCCCACTGCCATTCCGCATACGGCTGTCAAACGGCTTCACGCGAACCGAGCCTGCCAGCTTCACCGCTGAGGAGATAGCAGACGCTGGCTACGTCGGCCCCTACACCGAACCCGCCTACGACCCTGCCACTGAGCAGCTCCTGTGGAGAGACGGCGAGTATGTAATTGAAGCACTCCCTCCCCCAATTCCAACGCCACGCTGGGTGGACTTCAGCGCAGCCATCATGGCCATGCCTGCCATCAACGTGATGCTTGGCGCAGTGCTGCAAGCTGCACCTGGCCTATACGGCGGCTTAGTGGTTGGGCTGCAACAAGCTAGTGAAGGCGATAGCAGGGTGTTCCTCAATTCCTGGCACGCTGCCATTGCAATGACGCTGGTAAGCGAGGAGCTAATTGCTACAGTACAAGGAGTAGCCACCGAATATGACCTGCCGGAAGCCTTCATAAACTCCTTAGCCCCATAACCACTTATGGCTCTTGATTTCCCAGCATCCCCATCGGTAAACGACCTCTACACAGATAGCGGCAGAACTTGGCGCTGGAACGGAACGGGTTGGGCAATGCTCCCTGGCGCCCCCGTGGCTATCGACACCACCGCAGCGGACATCCTTTCAGCTACCGCTGGGGTGATCACGGCTGATGACGCGGCTGCCGACAAGCTCGTCTTCTGGGACGACAGCGAAAGTAAGCTCACTTATTTGACATTG